ATTCAGTATTCGATTGTTGTATTCACTCATATCGGTAGTTTCGCAGTATTAGATTTAGGAAGATAATGCAACTCTTCCGCTTCAATCTTGATCTTTGACTTTAGATTACCTGAAATCAACTTTGCTGCTAATTCTAACTCAAAACCCGTCTCTTCGCAATAGAGAATTATTGCTTCCATGTAAGAAACATCTTTCATCCAGACGAGTTCTTCAATCTTCATGGAAAAGTCTGTAATTTCTTCCTTAGTCGCCATTACTGCCTCAATGTCTTGTTAAAATCTACAATGCAAAAGCAAATATATTTGAAGATCAACATCAGAGTAAAGACTTTACCCAAGTCATTGATCATGAATATGCCTAGAAGAACAAAGTCCGTGAGAACGCTGTAGATGAGGCTTCTCACTCTTTCCTCAACGGAGTCGTTAAATGTAACAGCAGACCAAATCGCAATATATGCGCTTGCTGCACCAATGATTATGAGAATGAGAAGCACCATTTTTACGATCCGTTAGAAACGAAGTCGTTCAACTTCTTTGCTTCTGCTATGATATCTTCGGTTGTGACTGATGGAAGTGTAGGAAAAGGTGGAATGGTGTCAAACTCACCTCTAGCAGCCTTGAGAGACCATTCTTCTCTCTTCATATTCCAATCGTTTTCAAGAGCAACAAATGTGGCATATCGCTTTTCTGTGAGAATAGATTGTGCTTGGGAAAGAAGTTCTGTGCGGATTTCAAATGGGGTTTTAGATGCCATAATAATTTTCCTTTGTGTTTGTGTTAGTGGGCCCGTTCTGTTTCGAGGTGGAACCCATACCCAAGAGATTACGCCGCTAGGCGAGCCTCAAATGGAGCGTTATCATTCGCTGCATTTAGTGTTTGCTTTTGGTCTCCACAAGCCTTTACCACGCCTGTCGATCCTGTTTCGCCCCCATCAAAGATACACAGGAAGAGTGACCAACCTCTTCTGCTATGTTGTATGAGCGGCAGCTACCCCGCTTAGATGGTCCTGTGTATCTATGGTGGAGGCGGGGGGTATCGCACCCCCGTCCAGTTCGCTTATTCCGTTTGTCTCAACGACCTTAGCAATTGTATATATTAAATGAAAAACTTAGACTTGTCAAGAAAAAAGAGAGGGGAAATGAAATCCCCTCTCTAATAGACTTACCGAGTTGTTGCATATGCTCCTGCAACAGCACCACCAGCAGCAGCGCCAGCAGCACCGGAAACAGCAACAGTTGCAGCAGTTCCGAAAATGTGCGTTACACCCCAATGACCGAAGAGTGTCTTACCGCTAAGAGCAGCAAAAGGAACAGACGTTGCGACCATTCCAGCAGCACCACCTACGATGACACCAGCACCGATGATACCGATACGAACGTCTGAATCGGGAACACCATTACGTCTCTGATATTCACACTGCCAAAAAGCAGAAGTATCGTTTGAGGCGCAGATGCGTGCGAGATGGGCCCGCTTGGCTTCAGGTGTGTTGAGTGATGCGTTATAGCGATCAATCCACGATTGTGCAGATGCACCGAGTGTTGATGCAAGAACCAAAGCACCTGCAACCATAATAGACTTAATCATATATTTCTCCTTTTATTATTCTCCGACAATCTTTGTCCAGAGATTTTTTACCCAAGCTGGCTGTGGCAGAAGATTCCAACCAACAACAAGACCTACGGCAAATCCAATAAGAACATCAAACATCATTTTGTCTCCCTTTTTCTATCTTCTTTACACTTGTTACTTTGCACAACAAGACTAGCATTATATATGTGCCCCAAACAATTGTCAAGCATGAGTTTCTTGACTGTTCTTATGGGAATAGCGAGGCCAATAAATGTAGCATCGCGATGGCCAGCAGCGGGAACACCAATAAGATAACCAGATGAGTTGTAGAGTGCTCCACCTGAATTTCCTCCGTAAATGCCTCCGGAGAACTGAATCATGGCAACTCTTTCATTTCCAGTCCAGGGGAGTTGAAATGTTCTGTTTAGATTAGAAACAATACCTTCAACCACCGTTGCGTCCATTCCACTTGGATTGCCCACAATATATACACGCTCACCGCGAACAATCTGTCTATCATCAGGCAATATAACACTGGCTACTCTATGTGGTATTGCTGACTTGATGCGAAGAATAGCAAGATCGACCTTTTTGTCTTCTGCTATGATTTCTGCAACATAAGATGCAGTAGAGACTTTATCAAAACCGTCATAACCGTGCTGTTCGACATTCACATCTGCATATCTGCGAACACGAACTTTCTTTGCGTAACCATTAGCATCTGTTTCTTCACGCTCAACAAAAGAGATAAGGCTATCGATGCAGTGATGGTTTGTGAGAATTAGTCTTTCTTCTAGCGAAATGAGTGTGCCTGAGCATCCTCTATTCACAACGAAATTGGTTTGATCAATCACCCTATTCATCTGCTCTAACGTCCATTCAGCCGCGATTGCAGAAGAGGTCATGACAAAGAACAGGATTGAATAAAGATATTTTTTCATGAGGTACCTCCGTACCTCTTATTTATAGATATATGTTCCTGCTGGTATACCTTGAGGGCATACATCAACAACTATTAAGTTTACACTTTTTACGTAGGAACATCTTGGTCGATTGTCAATAACCCGCGACTTGGCATTTGGATTGTTATTGACGAGAGGTTCAAGAGCGGAGATACTACCAGAGACCAAACCAAAATCAACCGCGGCCGCACAGCCGGATAGCAGTGTTGCTGATAGAGCAACAACAATAATCTTTTTCATATTAATCTTCTTTCCTATATGAAACTACTTTATCATCTACGACTTTAATGATTTTTTGATCAACCAGTAAATCGAGAGTACCTTCAACACCACGATGTACGCCGAGTTTATAGTTAATGACTGCACAGGCTCCAAACAATAATGAGAACAATGAAACGATCCATAAATCAACAAACATATTCATGTTCCTTTCTGTAAGCCTCAATCTTCATCATGAGTGAATCAATATAGTCAATTCGATCTTTGATGAAGACTTGAGGTTTATCTTCACCGTCTACTGATATGATCACCACGACCTGATTGATTTGTATATCGGTCATTTCTTCATACATTAATGAATATGCGGTACCTTGTTCGAAGTAGTTCTCAATCCATTCTTCTCGCTTTTTGCGTAAAGAAGTCTTGAAATCGATGATTGACGGCACTCCTGCAAACTCTGCAATAACGTCGGTTCTACCCGCCACACCTAGTATCTCTGAATATAAAGGTGATTCAATGTAGTGAATATTGTCGATGTTATCAATCGTTGAACGAATATCACTGAAGGCTTGCTTCATATCAGGCATAACACCCTCAAATATATTCTGTTCATTTGATAGATATCGTTCAAGAAGGGAGTGAAACTTTGTGCCTCGCACCGATGCACGGCCAGTTATTGCATTGGCTTCATTTGCACCAACACGATTGCGCCATTCGATTATTTGCGCTTTCTTGAAATGACCGAGAACAGTTGTTACAGAAGGAAGTTTTATGCCGTTTGGTGAAACATAGTATCTATTTCCGTTTATCTCTTCTACGGAGAGAGATTTCAATTCAGGCATATTTGAAAGATATTTAAAGGTTTTCATTAAGCACCATTACCATCACCACCATCACCACCACCGTCTCCGCCAGAGCCGCCGCCATCACCGGCAGCATCGCCACCTTTAGAACCTGAACGAGAAGGCACAAGATGTTTTGCATCAACTTTCTTTCTAAAGGTGATCATTTTATCTTGCATCTCTTCTCTAAGAGACTTGAAGCCTTTTCTTTTAGATTCTTCTTTTGTCTTATACTTATGTGAGTGACCTACATAAAACTCTGATGGCACAGGCTTGTTAAATCTTAGTTCAGCACCCATATAATAATCACTATCCGATGCATCTGGATTTTCTTTTTTCCATCTTGCATATTCATTCTTATCTAACATTCGGGTTCTAGTCAACCCAATATTACCTCTTAAATCTGGATCGAGATTTTGTTTTACCCAATCCATAGGTACTCTAAACTTTGTGACTGCGCGGTCTTCGTGCGGGGTTGTTACAGCCTTCGCACCTGCATGACGAAATGAATGTTCGCCTCGTCTCTCACCGCTTGACATGGCGGCATAACCATGTGCGGTGTGAGGATCGAGTGCCATTGATACCATTCCGGTTTTAGGATCAGGTACGCTAATACCTGATCCTTCAATATGCTGAACATTTCTTTTATGCGTTCCGTGATAGAGATCGATGTAATCATTTCTATCTGACCACCAACCGTGATTGGTGGTCTTATCGAAAGGTATTTCTGTCATAACCCCATTTCCGTTTTTGTGATGATATAGTCGCGAACAACTCCTGAACGGACAATATCTTCTTTTTGAAACTCAACATGTCTGAAACTATTTATTCTGCGAGTAATATCCATAAACTCACGAATACCAGTTCTTTCATGTGGTTTATTCAAATCTGTTTGACGATAATCACCACAGAAAATGATGCGAGAGTTATTTCCTAAGCGTGTCATGACCGTATCAATTTCCTGATAGGTCATATTATTGATCTCATCTACTATAACAATTGCGTTGTTAAATGTCAAGCCTCTTAGAAAAGATGTTGTTGTAAATTCAATCATTTTCTTCATCTTGAGTATACCATATCCGTCACCGCGGCCGAAGAGGTCATCGCAGATTTCTTTATATGGTTCTTCATAGACTGCTATCTTGTCTTTAATTGATCCAGGAAGAAAACCCATATCTCTCGACGGAACAACAGAACGTATAAGCACTATTTTATCAAATGTCGATCTATTTGATAGCACTTCTTCTAATGCTAGATATAAGGCGCAAAATGTCTTACCTGTTCCAGCATAACCGTGCAACATGAGATTATATCCGTTTCGATATGATTCAAATGTTGTTTGCTGATTTACTGTTAAAGGTTTAATTGTGCGAAGTTCAAAGTGATTGTTCTGTGACTGATAATTCTGATTGTTATTCTTCTTTGGCTTCTTTGACATGCTTGCTCCTTTATATGCAAAAAGAGGCGTCTTTGTAGGACGCCTCTTTCCATTTTTGTTTGAAATAGAAATACCTATCTCTCTACTCAATCAAATTTCCTTTGGAATGTTCCATCTTTTATTTGCAACAGCACTTGCACCTGGTGCGGCCTCTTTGACCTTACCAAGAACATATTTCTGGAAATCAGATGGAGGTTTTGAGATACCAATACCCACAGGATCAACAACATTCATCTTGAACACCTGATTAACATCAGGATGATCCTCAAGATACTTTATCATTTCATCGTAGGTAAGAGTCATATCGTACTGCTCACCTGTTTCTTTTGATTCAAATGTGTATATTGGCATTGATACTCCTATTTATAATCTCAGGCTACTCTGCGATACGAGAGAACCTTTGAGGCAGGAAAATAACTCGTTCTTACGCTATTACCCTGATTACCTCCCAGAACAGCCACATAAGTTCTTCCATTCCGTGTCACATGACCTTCATAGAAGCCTACATGACGACCAAGCACT